TTAATTATTTACAACAGACTTACGACGACCAACTCGAACAAGATATAGTAACTAAACAAGTACAGAAATAGCCATGTGTTTTTCACAACCTAAGATGCCACCTATGCCGGAGATACCACCGCCACCTCCTCCGCCAGCACCTCCACCACCACCACTAGCTATGGCTGAGAAAGCACCGACACAAAGAGCTACTCAACCTACTAAGCGTCGTCGTGGTACTCAACAAGTTACAGCTCGTCGTCGTCCTAGTATCGGAATGGGTGGTGGTAACGGTGGAACAGGAGTACAGCTTTCAAGTTAAATAAATAGTTATGAGAAGTTTAGATAAAAAGACATTACTTTTGAACGGAACCTCCCAAGCACCGGGTGCGGATTTTAATGTTGAAAGAGATAAAGGGTTTACCTTTGTTATAGCAACGACAGCACTAGGAGCCGCAACAGTAGACATTGAAGCTTGGATTGGTGGAGCTTGGCACGTCATTCACAGCGAGGATGTGTCGTCCGTAGGGTCTATTATGATTAGAGATGACATGGGTCACTACGAAAAGATCAGAGCTAACATCAGTGCTTACACCGCAGGAACCCACAGCGTCTACGCTACTGGTACTGTTGACTCTCTGTAATCTACAATGGCTCTTACGTTTCCAACGGGTACAAGGTATCCTAGTAACGTAGCACTTTTACCTAATAACTTCATACGTCCTGCATTTGAGGAGCTGTATGGGTTTGATGCACAGCAAGATGTAGGGTTAGCTATACCTGATATATCTGTTGTTCAGTTCGGTGATGACGGTGCAACGATAAGCACGAGCGGGGTTAGCGGGGCAACTAGCTACACCTATGAAAGAGATACAGACTCCGGGTTTTCTAGTCCAACAACTATATCTAGTGGTACATTAGATTTAACTGTAAACGATACAGGCCCATTATCTAAAACAGTTACATATTACTACAGGATAGTAGCGACAGACGGAGTAGAGACTACAACATCTGTTACAGCTTCGTTTGTTATAGTTGGTGATTTTACTACAGTTTCTTTACTAGGTTCTAGCACTGTAGCTAATACAGTCAATACATTTACTCTGACAATTCGCCCAGAGGTAGACATAACAAGCGGTACGGTTACATTGACAGGACTAGACGCATCGCAGACAGCAGACAACGCATCACTCAGTATAACAAGTACAAGTAATATCTTTGGTACGACAGCAGACTGGACACAATCCACAGGCACTCTCGTACTTACTGTATCTACAACTGTACCAAGCAATACCGATACGATTGTTACATTTGATTTAACTAATCCATCCGACACACCGAATAGTGGATCAACAGGTATTACATTGGATAGTGCTAACTACAATCAAGCATCGATTACTGGCGACTTCTTGTACACAGTTGGTCCCTTCACCGTAGCAGATACTACTAGGAATGAGTCTGTAATATTAGCAGATACTACTCAAACACAATACACTATAGAGTACGGAGCAGACACACAAGACTTGTATGTATGGGATGGTAGTGCTTGGTACATTTTCAATAACGATTAAATAAAATAATTTAAAGATGGCTAATAAAAAGATTACCGAACTTACGGAGCTGACAACCCCAGCAGGTGCAGACATCCTAGCTATTGTTGACGACGTAGCAGGAACAGCAACCACCAAGAAAGTATCCGTTACAAATTTAATGGGGCAAGCATCTGCTTCCAACTTATCAAGTTACGACTTTAACGGAAACGCTATCAGTAACTTCGACGCTTCGATCAACGATCAAACAGGAACCACCTATACATTAGTAGCTGGAGACAATGGTAAAGTAGTAGTGTTAGACAATGCTTCTGCTGTGACAGTCACAGTACCAAGTGGTTTAGGAGCTGGGTTTAATTGCAGCTTCGTACAAAAGGGACTGGGTCAAGTAAGCTTCAGTGCTTCAGGAACTACCATCAACAACAGACAGTCACACACTAAGATCAACGATCAGTACGGAGTAGCAAGTGTTGTTGCTTATGCTGCCGACACTTTTATTCTTGCTGGAGACACCGCATCGTAACAATATGTTTGTCTTGCCCACAGTTGGATTAGGTGCTATTGCTACAATACTTGATAGTAGTTTTACTATTGAGGACACAGACACTGAATCTAACATCTTATCAACAACGCCAACCAACCCAACCGGAGAAGTAACTATTAAATTTGGAACAGATACTTACGACCTATATATCTACGAAGGTTCCGCTTGGTATATCTTCAACAACGATTCATAAAACATGAGTACAATTCAAGCTTACACAACAGCCACTCGACCCTCTGCTTCCGCTAGTAATGTAGGTCTAACTATATTTAATACGACAGACAAGTCTATCAACGTATCGGATGGTGCTAGTTGGCGAGGTTATGCTTATGATGGTGCAGCAGCTCAAGCTATTTCCAACTCTTACAACCTCAGCTTCGATGGCACTGGCGACATAGTAAATTTAGGCGTCCTTAATAGTTTGTTAGATGACTACACCAATTCAGTTAGTGTTTGGTTTAAACTAGATAGTGCAACGGACACCGACCCTTATCATTTATTTGGGTTAGATAATGCAAGTGCTTCTACAAGAGGTATCAGGGTTTTAAAATTTTACGATACTGGTGCTTTAAAACATGGTTTGGAGTTTTCTGTTTACGATGATGACTCAGGTGCTTCTTATCTTTATGAGCAGATCAGATGTGAAATAACCCCTGATACAGCTTGGCATAATGTTGTTGCTACTCATTACATAGACCCAAGCAACGCTGCTAATAATAGGTTGAAGCTTTATTATGATGGTCAGGAGTTAACCCCATACGATGAACAAGCAGCAGGTACATTAAACGCATTAGCTAAACCATCATCTTTAAATTATACTGTCGGTGCTAGGAACACTACTTCACCTGCTCTTATTTTTGAAGGTGATATAGACGAGGTAGCTTTTTGGGATGTTGAATTAGATGCCGCAAACGCCGCTCAAATTTATAATTCTTTCGGCGGTGGTAAACCTTTTGATCTCTCTAGCAATGCTGGGGACTACAACCAATCCGCTAACTTGCAAGGCTGGTGGAGATTTGAGAATAACGGTGACGATGAAACAGGCAATAGTTCCGCAGCTACTGTTAGCGGTGCAGTTTATGTGTCTAACACCCTCTAAGAATTATGAATTATATAATAGTAAATACTTCTGACTTAGACTCCATCGACTTTGCTGATATGGCTGTGCTTAAAGACTATGCACGGAAAAGTTTAGACGGAACAAAAGCACTTCTTAAATACTCAGGCAGCCAACCGTTCAGCGTACTTGGTACTACTGAATACAGCTTAGAAGAGATTAAACCAATCATGCGTAGTGCCGAGTGGTTTGACGCTGACGAGATTATCTGATAAACGGTATGCACGAAACAGCCCAAGGGCTATATCATTCGTTGGAGAACCAGCGGTGGTCATTCTTAGACAGAGGACGTACATCTTCTGAGCTTACACTTCCTTATGTCTTACCACCTGACGGTCACAACTACGCTACTAAGTACTACACACCGTACCAAGGTATCGGAGCTAGAGGAGTATTAAATCTAAGTAGTAAGCTATTGCTTGCATTGCTTCCACCTAACGCTCCCTTCTTTCGTCTTGTTATAGATCGCTATGAGTTAGACAAAGCAAAGCAAGACCTTGGTGTAGAGGGAGCAGAGCAACTACGTACTGACTTAGAGAAAGCATTAGCAGATGTAGAGCGTAGTGTATCACAGGAAGTAGAAGTACAGAACTTCAGGAACGGTATCTTCCAAGCACTAAAGAACTTATTGGTTACTGGTAACTCTTTGTTATATCTCCCTGATGAGGGTGGTATGAGAGTGTTCAAGCTGGATCGTTATGTCGTGAAGAGAGACCCAATGGGTAACGTTACACACATAGCTATTAAAGAAACCGTAGCTCCTATGATGCTTCCTGAATCTGTAAGAGAGGAAGTATATCGCCAAGAGAAAGAGAACAGTTGTGATTTATACACAGCAGTAGTTAGAGAAGATGACCACTTCAATGTTTACCAAGACGT